GGCGCCGTTTGGGTGTTCGTTCTTGTCACCGTAACAGGCTAGGAAGTTCCAACCGCACCATGCGAGCACGGCCGATTTACCGGGACCGGCGCATGCTTGCATCGAGATGCGGATTTTATCTACGTCTTGCGACGGGAAGACCTCAAGGACTTTCTGTTGCCAGGCGTCAGGCTCGGCGTGGAGTTCTTCGGTGACAAACGTTAGCGGGTTCTCACGCCAACGCTTGATGCGAGCCTGAGCGGGGGTCATTTCGGTATTGGAACCGACGCCTGACCTTCGTTGTGAATAATCAGATAATTTAGGAGTTCATCGTAAGGCTGAACAAGCCCATAGCCATTGCATCGCCAACAATCAGCGGCGCATCTGCCGTGGTCATCGGATTCTTGACAGACTTGCATCACGCGCGGCTTACACCAACACATGCCGGTTTTGTCTGTGCAATGCGTTGATCGATTTTGCCTGTCTACTGGATAGACGTGGATGCGATCTGACACGGCCTCAATATCTCGGCTTCGGCTTACGCGGCTTTTTCTTCGGCATGGCTATCTCCATTCAGTTGAGCGCGCTTCTTACGCGGCGCGGGCTGACCGTGGCTCATATGCTCGTGCATCTGAACTCCGTACATCGAGTCGCGCCACTCAGCGCAGAAGCCGCAAGGCCAGACGTGAGCCGTGATAACTGAGTTCACCGGCCGCGCAAATGCTCCGGTTTAATCGAGTCGGCGACGCAATGAGCGCATAGGTCCGTGTCGCAATACTCAAGATATCGGCGAAGGCGTTCGGCCGCGATGATGTTTTGCAAGAGGTGCTCTAGCATCACGCGGACTTCTCCCATGAACCCGAGATGACATCCTCGAGCGTGACCTTGCCGAAGTGTTCCATGCGCTCGGTGAAGAGCTTCAGGTTCTTCCCCAAGAGTTCAAGCGCGCGAACCTTGTCGTAGAACTTGACCTTCTTCGTCCATCCGACTTGCGAGCGCTCTTTGCCTGAGCCTTCGAAAAGCTCATCCACTTCGATGCCGGCGACCGCGCGCGCGACATCGGCCGGGATTTCATGCGGCGCCTTAAGCTGGCCGTTGGAGTCATAGAGCTTTCGGATATCGACAAAGGCAAGCGAGCGGATTTCTTGGAGAACACGCTGAACGGCCCACTCGCCTTGAGCGACGATGGCCTGTTCGTAGGTTTTCTTGCGCTCAGGATCGGCGTAAATCCAGGCGATGAAATCCGAATAGCGCACGTCCCACATCTCGCAAAGGTCGATGAGGCTCCCACCGTTTGCGACGTGAGCCGTGATGACCTCGAGCGTCTTCGGGTCACTCAGCTTTTCTTGAGTGCGCTTAATTCGGTTTTTGTCTTGAGTCATAAACTTGCGGTCTCTCCCGCCGTCACGTCTATGTCAACGCCGACGTTCGCGCTCCCTAGCGAAAGGATTACAGGATAAGTATACGCTTCCATTGTGAATTTCGCAACACTTATGAGATGCGTGTGACCTTGAGGCCGGCGCTGATAGGTTCGGTCCGAAACCTCTTCCCACTTCGCCGGGCATGTGCGTGTACCGCCTGATAAATTCGTGAGTTCGCTATAAGGTCGGGTCGGTTGAGTCGATCAACGAACCAAGGGACGATGACTGAATCACCTGCATTAATCGTATGAAAAGCATAGATCGGCGGTCGGCCTGGCGAGCGTTTAGCGAGGTCGATGCGTTGTCTCGCTTCTCTCCACCACTCAGTTGCCTTGCACTTTGGGCATTGGACCGGACGCTTGTTCGACCTAGGCCACCACGTATGCAGACAGCGAAGACACGATAGCTTTGATACCACCTCGCTAGAATTCACAGGTAACACCGCAAGTTATTCGGAAAGATCGGGTTACAAAAAAAGTTACCGCTGTTACCGCAAAACCCACCTTTTATAAGAGTTGCTACGTTTTGTATACGTATTATCCCCATACCTATAACATCCTCTGTATATAGTAGATTAAATAGTACCTATCTATAGTAGTAGTAACAGTGGTAACAGAGGTTACATAGTTGGAAACAAACGACTTGCGAGTTACCACGGAACCTCATCATTACCGCCACCGTGGTTACGGTTCCGAAACCACATCTTTTGAATGTTCCCACCTGTTCTCACCGTCCGTCTCTCCCAACCGAGCGATTTAATAATCCGAGCTATACGCATTTGAATCGACTTATCGAGCTTGGCGAGGTCGATCTTAAGCGGCGAGTCGAGCGCGATTTCCTTGATAGTGATTTCTTCGCGCTGGATAAGGAAGTCAGCAATGACATGCTCCCACTCATCCGAGATGCGTCTAAGCTCTTGTTCGTTTAACGCTGAGTCTGGCATTTCCCACCATGACGCACCGGCTTTGAAAGCTTCAACCGCCTCGGCAAAGAGCTGCTCCCTAAGCTCAGAGGTCCGTGCGATGTCGATAAAGCCCGTCTGAATAGGCCAGAATCGTCGCGCGCCTGTGTCGTCACGAAGATAGATTGACTCGTTGGTTGTCCCGGCAAAGATCGATGTGCGGGGGAAGTCCTCAGAGTTTCGAGCGTAAGGCGCACGGTAGCGGTCAACCCGACAGGTGATGGTTTTCTTGAGGACATCGACATCATACTTCGGCCAGTTGGATAGATCGGCAAACTCGATAATGAGCTTGCCATTGAGCGATTGATAAAAGTTGCTCGTGCCGATGGCTTCGGACGATTCCGAGTGCCACTTGCCACCGATAGTGGCAAGGAGGGTCGATTTAAACTTCCCTTGGCCGCCTTCCAAGATGACCATGTTATCGACCTTGGACCCTGGCTTATAGACACGGGCAACCATCGAGACCCAAAAGTTGCGGCTTGCCGCGCGTACGTAGTCGTTGTCGGGGGCCTCGGCGCAATCGATGAAGAAGCTCTCGATGCGGGGTTTCTTATCCCACACGAGGGTTTCGAACCAATCCCTCGGTTCGTTACGAATGTCGCTTTTGGCAAAAAGCCGGACGGCCTTATTTACGAGGTCGTCGGAGACTTTAAGAAAACCGAGGCGTTCTTGAAGGTAGTTCGTAAGCCGAAGGTCGTCTATGTCCAACCACTCATGCGGTTCGGTTGAGTCGAGAGTCGTAAAGAACTTCCGGTGGAAGTCATCGAACCAAATGGAGCCTTTGAAGCGGTCAAGACCGGATAGCGCACGGTTTATGTTATTCAGATTGCAGACCGCAGCGCCTTGGCGCGTGGACATGATACCGAGCGAGGCATAGATTTCTTGGAGGTTGCCTGGGATATCGACGCCATCCTCGGTGTGCAGTTGCACATTTACTTGTGCAGCGGCTATCGTTTTATCTGTCTCGGCGACGGCGGTTGCTTGGATGAGGTCGGGCGTCTTGTAGACTGAGACGCGGGTTTTCGCCCACTCCTTGAAGTCGTTCCACGTCCACCCGGCCGCGAGCGCGTCGGCCGCGTCCCACCCGGAGGTGGCACTAAGGCTCGGATTCACGCTAGGGTCGATGAGCTTGACTTCAGGGACGTGTTGTGTTAAGATTTTCGCAACATCGTACCCCGCGCTGATTCCCGCCTCATCCGCATCCGGCCAAATTAGAACCTTTCGACCATAGACAGGGCGCCAATCAGCTTTGGAGACAGCTTTGGAACCATTCGGCCAGGTAACAACGACGTACACGCTCCCGACGATCTTGCGCGCGGCATCCGCGGCCTTCTCGCCTTCAACGATGAGGACGGGCTTTGCCGGGTTCGCCGCGAGCTCTTGGAGGCCATAGAGCGGTCGTGGTGCCGGCCAACCCTTGCATTGCCAGCGGCCATCAACCCATGACCACGGGAGGATTTGCTTACCCGCGGACGTGTCGTAGCGAGCGACGAAGAACATGAGCGACCCGTCGGAGTCCTTATACTCCCACATGGTTGACGGGTCGCCGTGTTGACCGTGCCTAAAGTCCGCGGTGTTATGGAGGTGCTTGGGGTCCGGCTTGCTCGGTTTTGGTTCCTCGCGTCGTGCTACGGAGTTCGTTTCTTGTGGGCGTATTGAATAGTTCTCAGACTCCGCGAGCCGCTTCGCCGCCTCGGCCTGTTTGATGCCGTGGATGGCGGCGTAAAGCGATACTAAATCGCCGCCCTTATCGCCGGTCGCGAAGTCGGCCCACTTGCCAGTGTTGACGTTGACCTTGAGGCTATCCCCTCGCTCGCCTCGTAAGTCGCCGCAACACCACTCGGCGCCGCGGAGCGCGCCGCCAGGAAGCCATAAAGGTAGGAGGTTACGTGCTTTACCTAAAAGATGTCGTGCTAAACCTTCAAAATCCAATTCTCGGGTGTCCATGCGAGCCCAATCAATTAATCCGTTCGTTTAATTTCTCTAATGCCTCCCTCGATGATTGCGCCACGAAGGCGACGCCACCGGCGGCGTTTACGATGTCGATAAAGCGAAGCTGCTCAGGCGTCAGGCGGCCGTGTACGGTCTTGACTTCGACCGCGAGAAACCGGCCGCATGCAGTCCACCCGATGAGGTCGGACGAGCCAATGCAAAGCCCTGAAGAAATCCACCGTCCATCGGCGAGCTGGTACTTGCCGACTTGGTTCCTGAAAAGTCGGTGGCCTACGCGCGCACACGCGACTTGGATATCGCGCATGATGTCGGCCTCAGACACGCGACCTCCACGACATCTTGAAATCCTCGGCCTCGCGGATGAAAAGAACCGCGTCCTTGACGGCCTCGAGCCATGCGCTAGACGGCTTGCGGTCGTAGCACTGGCCGAGCCGGTAGTGATCGAAGATTCGGTTTCGAATAGCGGACGGAACCATAGACCAATGCCGCTTGCAAAAGATTCGCTCAAGCGACAACCGCTTATCGCATCCGGTGGCTACGCAAAGATGAAGCATCGACTTAAATCAGAAACTTCCCGGCGAATAGTCCGGCCAGAAACCAAAAGACGCTACAGACGACAATGCAAAGCACGATTCCGAGAACATCGGGTCTCGGTTCTTCTCGGCGGTCAATCCACCCGGCACGAAGCCCGTCTTCGATTAAGCGTTGTTTTGAGTTTTTCAAACTGCCCTCCCTTCAGCGAGCTTCTTTTGTTGACGGGCGTTCCACACGTGTTTCGCCCACAAGTAAGGCCGCTTGTAGCCACGTGCGCGGCCGAGTTCTACGAGGTCTTCGAAGGTTTCCGTGCGCGATTGCTCGCGGAGCCTTTGCCGCCTGAGTGCCGCGGTATCGACTTCTTGGAGGTCACCTTCGACGTGTTCGACCTGGCGGGGCTTGGCTTCGAAGACGTGGCCGCAATATGTGCAGCTTGCGCGGCCTGGATACTGAGCGGCAAAGCATCGTGGGCAGACACGGACAGATGCCACGGCATTAGCACCTCTTCGGGTCTTATCTTCACGTCCACTAATGGACCACTGACGCTCTTCGTCAGGGAGGCCGTGTCTTTCGCAGTTGCCAGCGTGATCGAGAATGATGGCTTCCGTCTTTCCTGGCGACGGACGAAGCGCGCGACCCACCTGTTGAAGATAAAGACCCAAACTTTGAGTCGGACGCAGCAAAATAGCCACTTCCAGCGAAGGCAAGTCAAAGCCCTCTCCAAAGAGCTCGACATTCGACAGAACACGCACCTCTCCATTTGTGAACCTCCTTATTGCTTGGTCTCGCGCCTCCGTTTCCGTTTCCCCGTCCACGTGAACGGCGGGGATTCCCGCTTGTCTAAACTGTTCAACGACGTGTTTCGAGTGCTCGATAGACACGCAAAAAACGACCGCGCGCTTTCCCGCGGCGTGTTTCAGGTAGTGCTTGATGGCGTCACCCGTGATCGTCGGCTTGTCTGCTACGGCAAGAAGCTCGTCCTTGGCAAAGTCGCCCATGCGGGTATGAACGCCGGCGACCGAGATGCCTTGAGGCGCGAAGATGCGATACGGCGCGAGATAGCCGTTTTCGATAAGCCACTCAACCGAGGGGCCTTCGATCATCACGTCGAAGTATTCGGCCAGGCCCTTGCCGTCCAAGCGCTCGGGCGTCGCCGTCAGTCCTATATGGAAAGCTTCGGGGATGGCTTTACGGAGCGCCGCCCACGAGCCGGCGGCGATGTGGTGGCACTCGTCCCAAATGATGAGTTGCGGCCGGCGAAGCCGCTCGTACCGGCGAATGAGCGTTTGAATCGACGCGATTTGAACCGCGTGACGCTTGGCCTCGAGGAATCCCGCGGCCACAACGCCGTGATTGACTCCGACCTCAGCGAAGGCGCGAATGGATTGCTTGACGAGCTCGCGGCGATGGACGCAAAACCAAGCGGTCATACCTTTGGCGGCGGCGGTCTTCACCATGTGAGCGGTCAGAAGCGTCTTGCCCGATCCGGTGGGCGACTGGATAACGATAGAACGAGTGCCGCGCTGCATGTGGCCTCGGCACTCATCGATGATGCGGGTCTGATATGGGCGTAATGTTGGCGTCATCGATTCACCGAAGAGGAAATCGAATCACTCATGGCGCGCCGAAGCCTGAGAGTTCTTTGATGAGCCGCCACGCTGGCGCCGATTGGAGAGGAACCACGCCGTTGCCGCAGAGTCTAAGACGGTCCACCCTAAAGGCCACCCCATGAGCCACTCGACCCACGTTGGGTTCAGTTGCCCACCAGCGGGGATCACGTTCATCGCCGGGTCCGTGAGTTGCCTTCGTCGTTGGCCCGGCCTCGATGATCCCTTGTGGTCGTTCACCGATGGCGTTGGAATCCTCCCCTTGCCCCCGTCCCTCTTCACAAAGTCCGTCAAAGAGAGGCCCGAGTGTGCGTTGCTCGTCGCCGTGTTCCGGCTTCCGCTCGACTTCGCGTCGCCTACTGTCGGTGTTGGGATTGTGGTTCGCGCTACGGCTGTCGCAAGATCGTCGCCGCCACTCATAGGTCGATTGACGCGCGCAAAATCGGGTCCGCTCGGCGAGCTCTTTGGAGTAGGCCACAATCCAGACTCGTTCTCTAAGGTGGGGAGCTCCAACATCCGCGGCGCACAAAGTCCACCATTCAGCATCGAACCCCGCTTCGGAAAGTTCACCGAGAACGTCTCCCATCCCTCGAGCAAGCAAGCCTGGGACGTTTTCCACGAGGACGAATCGCGGTCCCACCTCGCGTATGACTCTGGCGAATTCGAACCAAAGGCCGGAGCGGGAACCGAAGAGACCGAGTTGTTTTCCTGCAACGGAAACGTCTTGGCACGGGAAGCCGCCAGAGATGACATCCACGAGTCCGCGCCAGGGTTTGGCGTCGAAGGTTGTGATGTCGTTCCAAATAGGGGCGTCATCGAGCCGCCTGTCTCGGATTCGCGACATGAGGACGGCTTGGGCGTAGCGGTCGAATTCGACGTATCCGATAGTTCGGAATCCGCCGACAAATTTTGCGCCGAGGTCGAGTCCTCCGGCGCCGCTGAATAATGAGAGATTGGTAAGTACACCCATGTCATCCGAGCGACACCCGTTCCGATAATCGCAACGCGCTCACGAAAAAAAATCTCCTAAGCGAGCGCGATGATGACGAGGGCTAGGAGATATTTAAGTTTTATTTCGGCCTTTTTAACGTTGCGACCGTAGAGAAGATCATGCGGTGTGATGTCGAGACTTTGTTCTTCGGCGACTTTCAGAATTTTTCTTTGAGCTGCACTTGGAATGTTGCCTTCGCATCCATCTTTCTCGCGAGGAAGTTTCCATTTTGAAACAGAAGAGGGTCCGCGCCCGATGGCTCGAGCGGTTTTACGGACGCCTCCAAACACGTGAATGACATACAAAGCGGGAGATAGAAACATGATTAAGCCCTCGGTCTCGGTTAACGCACACGATCCGGCATCGTGTTGCGATTTCCGAAATACTATCCGATTATCCGAACACCCGTCAAGCACTTTTTTGCGTTCCAAAAAACGCAATGCGAACCACTTGACCCGTGTTGGGATTTATGAAACACTTCGTGCAATGAAGGTCGATACCGCGTGGTTCATGGAGCTCATTCGTCAGAGCCCCTACGGCTCGCAACGCCGTTTTGCGCGCAAAATTCGAGGACGGAACGGCCGGCCGCTTGAACCTTCGGCTCTTTCCCTCATGCTTCGCGGCAAACGAGGGATGAGGCTTGAAGAAGCTCGCCAATTCGCCGACCTCCTGGATGTCCCACTCGTTGAGGTTCTTAGACATTCAGGTGTCGCCATGCATGAAGACGGACATCGCTCCTTTCGTGTGGCCGGGTACGTGGACGAAGACTTGAACGTTCACATGGCGAGCATTAAGGACGCCGAGATGGTTCCTGGGCCTGTTGATCTGCCCCCGGATTCCGTCGCGGTTAGGTGTCGCACCGCGCGCTCTGTTCAAGACATGATCGACGGATGGCTTCTTTATATAAGGAAACCCGGAACGCTCTTGCCCGATATCATCGGGCGACTTTGCGTTGTCGGGAAAAACGAAGATCAAGCGTCCGTCGCCTTCGTTAATCGAGGCTACAAGAACGGTACGTACAACCTCACGCCCTGGCGCGTTAGCGGCGGTAAATCGGCGGCGATGGTTGAGAACGTCACGCTTGAGTGGGCTTCTCCGGTTCTCTGGATTCGTCCGTAGCACCGATCCGCTAACCATAGTTCACACCGTAGCAGCCTAATGGAACCTTTGCAAAATTGTTGTTGACACTCGCCGATGGTGTTTCTATAATCACAACAGTAATTCGGTATCCATAACGACCATCGGAGGGCGCTACATGAAACTAGAGACCATCGTTCCAAAGTCAGAGGCCGAGTGGTTGCGGCTTCGAACGCAAGATATCACCTCAACCGAGGTGGCGGCTTTATTCGGCGTGTCGCCGTACACGACCCTTTTCGAACTCTGGCATCGGAAGAAAGAAAACGTCGTCGTTGAATTTGAACCGACCGAGCGGATGAAGTGGGGCAACCGCCTTCAGGATGCTATCGCCGCCGGCATCGCTGAAGACAACGGGTGGACGATTCGGCGCATGACCGAATACATCCGCGAGCCTAATCTAAAGATGGGCGCGAGTTTTGATTTCGCTATCCAGAGTGTAAATAACTTCAACGATGGCGGCACAAACGATAAGGTAAACGGCCTTCTCGAAATCAAAAACGTCGATGGCCTCGCCTTCAATCAAGGATGGTCCGTAGACGGCGATGACGTTGAGGCCCCGCCGCACATCGAGCTCCAAGTTCAGCATCAACTCGCTGTCTCGGGTCGTGCCTTTGCCTACTTGGCCGCTCTCGTCGGCGGCAACCGCGTTGTCCTCATCAAGCGCGAACCGGACCCAAAGATTATCGACGCCATCAAATCCCAGGTCGCCAGCTTTTGGTTCTCCATCGCATCCGGCAAGGAACCCGTACCTGACTTCTATCGTGATGCGAAGGTTATCTCCAAACTTTACGGATACGCGGAGCCGGGCAAGCTTTTTGACGCCCGTGGTGATGCTGAATTCGCAAAGCTTTGCGCTGAACACAAAGCCCTCGCCGACATCGAGAACACCGCGAAGGCCAGCAAAGAAGCCATCAAGGCGCAACTCATTATGAAGATCGGCGCCGCCGAAAAAGTCCTCGGCGACGGATTCACGATTAGCGCGAACTCCGTCGGTCCGGCTCACATCGAATACGACCGGGAGGGATACCGAAATTTCCGAATCAACTGGCCTAGGAAGAAAGCCGCCGATGTGGCGGTGGAAGCAACCGCATAAAGGGAGATGAACATGACCACCGAAACGAAGAAAATCACCACGCTCGAGGAAGTCAGCGGAGCGCTTGTCAGGATGGAACCGCAATTCAAAATGGCGCTTCCCCCGCAGATTAACTCGGATAAGTTCATCCGCATTGTCGTGACGGCGGTGCAGATGAACCCGTACCTCATCGCGCCGGACGTTAACCGCACGACGCTCTACAACTCGTGCATGAAGGCAGCGCAAGACGGCCTCATGCTGGACGGCCGCGAAGCGACGCTCACCATCTTCGGCAAAGACGTTGCCTATATGCCGATGGTGGCCGGCATCTTAAAGAAGGTTCGTAACTCGGGCGAACTCTCGTCCATTACGTCGCAGATTGTTTTCAAGAACGACCGCTTCAAGTATTGGGTCGATAGCGACGGTGAGCACATCGAACACGAGCCGCTTATGTTCGGCGACCGCGGCGAGGCTATCGGCGTCTATGCCCTGGCGAAGACCAAGGACGGCGCCGTGTATATCGAGGTCATGGACAAGGCCCAGGTCATGGCCGTCAAGGCCGTCTCTAAGGCAAAGTCCGGTCCTTGGGCCGGTTCTTTTGAGCATGAGATGTGGAGAAAGACCGTCATCCGCCGTCTGTCGAAGCGGCTTCCCATGAGCACGGACCTCGAGCAAGTCATCACGCGAGACGATGAGCTCTACGACTTCGACCCAAAGGCCGACGAGTCGAAGCCGGAACCGAAGACGCGGCCGACTCGTCTCGGAAAGATCATCGAGGCAACGGCTACACCCGTTCAGGAAGAGCCGCCCGTCATGGATGAGCCTCCGATTCAGTACGAGCCTGAGGCCGATATTCCGATCAACGGCAAAGTCGTTGACGGCGTAATCGAGGACGTGTCCACGAAGGCGGGAACAACCAACGGCAAGGCGTGGACGATGTACGGCTGCAAGATCGGCGGCGTTTGGTATACGACCTTCTCAGGTACGCACTACGAGGTCATCGTCGCCGCCAAGAAGTCCGGTGCCACGGTCCGCGTTGCCTACCTTGAGGAAGAGAAAGCCGGCAAGACCTACCGCAAGCTCGAAACCGTGCGGCCTCTCGCCGCCGAGGAACAGGTGCCGCTATGAAAAACGATGGCGGAGCGGCGTTTCCTAGACCAGCAAGCGAGTTCACAAAAGACGGCACGCTTCAAGATGGCAACGACGCCATTCCAGCACAAAAAGGCATGACCCTCCGCGACTACTTTGCGGCGAAGGCGATGCCATTCATGTTGCAATTCGATAACGTTGACGGCAAGACGGCGACGTTTGAGGAAATCGCACGGGAGTCATATCAACTCGCCGACGCCATGCTCGCGGAGCGTGAGAAATGAAGGCCGACCAAACGATGCTCACAACCGATGACCTCGCGCGGCGATGGGATATGAACCCGAAGTCGCTCATCACCTGGCGTTGCGTCAGGAAGGGACCGCCGTTTGTGAAGCTCGGCAAGTACCGCGGCGCGAAGGTGCTCTACAAGCTCACGGACATCATGGAGTACGAAAAGCGAATGACCGTTAACACGAAAGATGGGAGGTGATAAGTGGCTAAAGTAACCCTCGTTTTTGAAGACCGTCTCGACGGCGGCGTGATGGTGACGTGTACGCCTCGAGCTGAAGAGCTCATCCAAGCCGTCGTAAACAATCACTCGACACCGGCGCACACGTACGCGCTCAACGCCATCAACTCGATTCGGGAGATGTCGAAGGCGGCAGGGTCGAAGATCATCCGCATTCCGAAGGTGAAGTGATGACCGACCCCATATCCGAGATTAGAGAGGAAGGCAGTCAGCGTGAGTCCGGACATTTTGTTCAGTCAATCTTAAGCTTTTGTCCCGTTTGTAAAGAACTCTCCACCCTCACCATATGGAGCCGCAAGGCGTATGGGGCATTGCTCAAAGCCAAAGAAATGTTGGAGTTTAAGGGCGGATTTTGTAGCTCTCTTAATAAAGCCCTCGCCGAAGCACCGGATGAGGTGAAGTCATGAGGCTTGAGGATCAAGTTTGTTCGCTTGAGCTTGCCAAGCGTCTCAAAGCCCTCGGCGTGAAGCAGGAGAGCGCGTTTGTTTGGATGCGCGACGGATTTTCAGACGGCAAGTATTTACTCCACGAAAGGCCGAAAATTCGCCCGGATGTCGGGATCGCCGCCTTCACCGTCGCGGAGATTGGCGAGTTGCTTCCGTCTGGTTATCGCACCACGCGATTTGAATTGTCTGTCGGCAATGTTTGGGATTGCGACCACCCGAGCACTGTAGACCCCGATGATGAGACGCAAGCAAACACCGAAGCCGACGCCCGCGCCAAAATGCTCATCTACCTCATCGAGCAGGGCGTGGTGAAGTCGTGAGACCGATTAAGTTTAGGGCGTGGGACAAAATAGACAACAAAATGTATGAAGTCGGGCTTCTAGACTTTGGATTTGATGGAAATTTAAACCGAGTCTGTCCTTGCCTTCCTGGTGGCCCGAACACCGATTATCGAAAACTTGATCGCATTGAACTCATGCAATTCACCGGCCTCCACGACAAGAACGGCAAGGAGATATATGAGGGGGATGTTGTAAAGAACGAGAAAGGAGATAAGGGAGTTGTAAAGTTCGGGCGCTATGAAATAGAACTACATATTTGCCAAAATGGATGCTGTGTTGATGACAAACCACAACAAGGATTCTACTTTGAAGATGACAGCGAATATCAAATGTCACTATTTAATAGAGAATTGATAGTCCTCGGCAATGTGCATGAGAACCCGGAGCTTATGAAGTGACGTGAATCTCCCCGCCCTTGTCTTAACGCTCTGCCTCGTCACCGTCTCAGCACACGCCGCCGAAGGAATCGCGACCTACTACAGCACGAAGTCATGCCAGCGCGAAGGAACAAGCGGGATTTTTACGGCCAACGGCGAACGCTATAGCGAGCGAGCTATGACGTGCGCCACGCGCTCGAGGGAGTTCGGGACTCGGTACAAGGTCACAAACCTAGATACCGGCCGCTCGATCATCGTCAGGCAAAACGATTTCGGGCCAGGTCGTGGGCCAGCGAAGCGCGGCGTCATCATCGATTTAACACCAGCGGCGTTCGACGCCATCGGTGGCAAGCGCGGAATCACTAAGCGCGGCGTGGAGTGGGGCGAGGCTAGGGTAACAGTCACGAAGATGGACGCATAAAAGAGAGACGATCAAATGAAACAGTATTTTTCTTGTCCTGAATGCAAGGCGCTTATTGAACAAAAAGAAGACGGCTCCGAGTCAGGACATTGGAACGGGTGCTTACTGAAAAAGAGGCGCGACGATGAAGCTCAACGCTGAAGAAAGGATTTACGGAGCTGTCTTCGGGCTCTCGATGTTTCCGTGGACGGGATGGCTTGCGATCCCAATTGCCATCAACTGTTCGCTCCTTTGGGCCTGGGGCGGGGCGCCTGGTCAGAAGAAGATTTGGCGGCGCGGCGGTTGCGTCATCATTCAGACCGCCGCAGTTTTTGTCTCGACGGCCAACCCTTGGGCGTATGCGGCGATCATCCCGGCTTTCGTTTTCCTGTCTCTCGGCTATGGGATTCCGTCGCAGTTTCCAGAGGATGCCGGGTCAACTCTTGGGGCGTTTTACTACAAGTTGGTCCGTCGAATTTCCGGTTGCCCTTGGCACTACAAGTCGCCGTGCCGCGCCGAGCTATACGCGAACATCCTAACCCGAGGCACGATCATGCTCGGCCTCTGGCTCTCGTTCGCCATACCAATGTGGGCGACGTCGTGACCCTCCGCGAAGAGTTTGAGGGGGCGTTTGCACAAAGATTTCATCGATGCCCTGAACTAGCCGAAACAGATTGTAGGGAGCATCAAGCTGCGGTATGGGCGGCAAGGTGGATGGCTGAGAGGTGTGCGAAGGTTGTGGTTAAGACTCCTACTAAATTCCTACATGAAAATAATGACGAGTGGGAATACACACCAGCAGAATTGAAGACAAAAATTCTTGATGAAATCCGCCAACTCGCCAAGGAGCTCGAATAGTCACTTCCGCTTCTTCTGACGGCGAATCTTCGTCCACCGTTCGAAGGCTCTTTGACTCAGAAGCCGTCGGTGTTCAAGCGTAAAGTTGCGCTTCTTCTTACGCTTGGGAGCGGCCATTGGAACGAGGATGGCATGACAACTGCCGTTTTGCAAAAGACATTGACCACATGCCAACGACCGATTGCTTGACGACACGCTCCCCGACAGGCGAAAAAAATATGGTCGATGAGATATCCAGGGATAGGGACAAGGATACGGGAGCGATTGGAATTTTTAGGGTTCGTGAAAGACGGCCGGCCCGACGTGAGCCGCTTCTGTCGCGAGAAGGGTTACTTGACGCAAAGCTTGTATGGGTGGATTTCGAAGAGCATCGTTCCTTCGTATCCGAACCTCATGCGCCTCAGTAAAGATTTGAAGACCTCCCCTTGTTGGCTTCTGCTCGGCGACGATGGCACAAAGCCGAAGCGAAGTTAGGCGGTGCCAATATGGTGCCAACACGGGAGGATCGGAACGGGGTGTGTTGTAACTTCGTGATTTATGGAGCCGACGGCCGGATTTGAACCGGCGACCTGCCGATTACGAATCGGCTCCATTGTTATTATTACAAGTCATCCCTTGACATTTAGTGCTTTAGATGTTAGTATTTACGAAACACTCCGGTTAGGTGGGACCATTGGAAACCACCGCTGCCGGGTGCCAATCTGGTGCCAGTAAAAGCCCGACGACGGGCGGAAAAGGAAAACGGTGGAGACTGAACAGCAAAAAAAAGAACGCGGAATAAGACCATGCATCGGATGCGGCGAAGATGCGCTCGGGTCGTATTGCTCGGAGCGATGCCTTCACGATTCGGAGGATTGCTAACCACTGAATCATTTACACGCACACAGTAAAGCCCTGAGACGGGGCGGAAAAGGAGAGACGTGCATCGGATACCAAAGGAGCAAGTGAACGGGTTTCGGACGTTTGTTCATCAATACGGCTTTGCCGACATCCTTGAGCTACTTGCCGAAATCGCTCATGAGGATAACAGAGACGCCACGGCGGAAGAATTGGCATCTCTCGCGTTGAGAGCTCACGGATGAGCTACTGGCCTAACCCGCCGCGAGCGCACATCATCGAGTGGCTTTCAAAACGGTATCCGACGGACGCCGCGAAGTTCCGTCGAATGAAGCTCGCACAATTGCGAGCGATTTGGCATTCGGAGAACAAGAAGCGATATGGATTGTGACCACCATGACCGCCACACTCGCCGTGATGGCGTCGTTGTCTGCCGCTCATGCCTCGCAGAATTTTGGCCCGATGGCGACGGACCGGAGGATTAAATGAAGATCATCGTGTTTTCTCTGCTCGTGTTTGTATCGTCAAACGCTTGGGCCATGCCCGAGTGGCAACTGGATATGAAGCTCCGTAAGATTGCCGAACTCGAGCAAGACATTTTCTATCTGAAAGAAGATGTTCGGAAACTGAAAGCCGCGCTTGAAGCGCGATGACCACCCGACAAATCGAGTCCGCGAAGCCGGGCGCGATTTTGTGGGATGACCAAATTCGCGGGTTACACGTCCGCATATTTCCGAACAAGCGGACGTTCTATCTGAAGTGCCGCACCCGCCAGGGTAAACAGCTCAGGCCGAAGCTCGGCGATTACGGCACGATCACCCTTCCCCGAGCGCGTGAGCTTGCCAGAGAGAAAGTAAACATCGTCCTCGCTGGCGGCGACCCGTCCATCAAACCCGCGCCTCAGAAGACCGTTCGCGAGCTCTATGACGAATGCCTGAAAACCCACTACAAGACCATTGAGACCCGCACTCTTCGAAACTACAAGTGGGCATGGGATAAACGCATACTCCCCGCGCTCGGTCAGATGAAGCTTGACGACGTGACCGAGCAAGAGGTCTTAAAGCTACGTGCGTCCATGAGCCACGGCCCGGTTCAGTCGAACCGCGTCCTCGCCACCCTGAAGGCGGCGTTCAACCTCGCCGAAGGGTGGGGATGGCGGCCACGCCACACGAACCCGGTTCAAGTGAAGCTTAACGGCGAGGAACCGCGGGAGCGGGTGCCAGAGGAAGACGAGGCTTTTCGGCTTCTCTTGGCTATCAAGGAAACCGAGAAGCGGCAACCCATCTTCGCCAATTACATATGGCTTCTTGCGTTTACAGGGGGCCGCCCTGGCGAGATTTTGAAGGCCCGGCATGAATGGGTCACCCCGGCCGGAATCGTCGTTCCTAGGGCCAAAAGACGCAAAAAAGGGCGCCTTATAGAGCTCTCCGATGAGGCAAGAAGGATCATCAAGCGGCTTCATAGGGAGCAAGACAACCCGCATTTATTCCCAGGAAAGAAGCCCGGCTCACACCTTGTCGGGGTTCAAAAGATGTGGGAAAAGCTGCTCGATAGGGCGGGTGTTACGGGGCTTCAAATGCGGGACTTGCGAAAGTTCTTTGCCTCGCTTGCTCTGTCGAAGGGGGAGAAGCTTGACCAAATCGGGCAAGTCCTCGGCCACGCTCGAGGCTCCCGGATCACCGAGCGAAACTACGCTTTCTTGTTGCGGACGGCGCGGCGCCGGGTAGCCGAGGCAGCCGCATCCGAACTTATCAGGATTCGCGGCCTCGCTAAAAGGCACGGAAGATCACTCGCCAGGCGAACACTATCCGGTCCCAAAGCGGCGCGTCCTTCACTGAACGCATAAATTCAACTTGGGCGCTGATATTCGCCTTGCGTAGCGACTTCCGAATTTTCTTCGCGACTTTGGAGCTCATCTGACCCTAGGGGGCTCTTGCTTATTGCGCGTCCCGAACCAAAATAAAACGCATGTCGTCGTTAAGTAGAGGACCGTCCCGATGATTAACTGCAAAAGCTCCATTGCCTGTTCGGGTCCGATAGGCTTGTCGTTCAGAAGATGTCTCGAGTGGAGATAGATAAACGTCGTCAGAGCGCAAAGGTAGATCGTGAGTGCCGGGCGCACGATGCCGCGGATAATGTCGAGAACGACAAGCGCCCACCCTTGACCACGTGATGGCTTAACGCCTTCGCTGTAGCGCTTGGGTTCGCTTGAGAGAGCAACCGCGAAAGCCTTCGAATCTTCGACGGCCTCCCTCCCCGTCGCCTCCACCTCGGCGACTTTGGTTCTCGCCGCCCACTCTTGGGCCATGATTTCAGCGTCCGCTTTTCGGAGCGCCACTTCGTGCGCCATCTTCTCGCGGTTGGCTGCAAGGTCGAGCTGGCGGTTCTTGTATTCGGCGAAGCGTTGAACAATGACGCCTACAAGGCCGGTAACGCCGCCGCTGAAGATTGAAGTGAGAAGACTAATAAGCATTGACGACCTCCATTTCAAACGGCTCGCGGTTCATGTAGGACTCAAATCGCCGAATCGCCGGCGCCGACAGAAGAATCGCCTTATGGCCGTCTATCCACCCTCGGGCCTCGCCGAGAGCGATGCACCCTTGAATCTGAGATGCGACATTCGCCGAGTGAACCCTTATGCCGGAGCGCTTCTCCACTGGATGAATCAGGTACGCGAAGCGCTTTAAAGCGGGAGACCAACTCCACGTGCCTTGATACTTCCCGAGAGGGATGCACGAGACGTTCGGCTCGTTGTCTTTCCAAGGCCGCTCAAGCGTAAAAAACGAAATACCCGAAACGATGAGACGACCAAACGTCCCGTCTTCACCGCTTTCGAATCGCTCGAGCAAAGCCGATTTCACTTCAAACGGCGGCGGATGAAGCTCAGGATTTGGAACCGGTTCTCAAGTAGAACACCAACGAATGCGCCGAAGACAGCGGCCACAAATAAATCCATGCTACACCTCCTATTGTGAAAATCGCATCATCGCGGCGAAAATAAAGCCGTGAGTGCTTTCTGAATCAGCCACGCGATAAGACTGATAACGAAGATACCGGCGGCGGCCCACCCCTTGCTGCGGTTCATGAAATCTATAACCGTCTGAATCTTTTCTGTCACCGCTTTAAGCTCGGCCTTCATCTCCTTGAAATCATCTCGCACTAGAGACTCCATCTTATCGAGTCTCGTATGAGCGGATGTGACCTTGCTCTCGATAACCGCTATGCGTTCTTGGAGAAGCGTCATCGATGCACGGAGGTCTTCACTCACCATTCTTAGCCACCGCCTCTCTATGCCGCATACTCTGTGATGGTGATTGACGAGGCCAAAACACCGCCATCGATACGAGCCCCGGCGCGCCCATTAAACGTGAGAGTCCCTGACACGCCGCCAGCCCTAACCTTGAATGTGGTCTCGCTCGTTGTTCCTGCCGTCATGTAATGAACGAGCGACACGGGCGACATGGCGTCCGCGACTCCAGTACCATCAACCACCGCGGCGAGTGCGTTTGCGGTGTTGTCCTGAAAGAGGGCGACGGTGACGTGGACGCCAGTGCTATGCGCGTAGACGAATTGCACTTCGATCTTTAGCCTATTCGTCGTAGCCTTCGGCGTGATTGCCAGCGTCATGTATTGATTCCCCTCAGTATTTTGAGGGATTGTGTCGTCAAGCGGCGTAGTGGTCGTGCCTGTTGCAACCGCACCCGTCTGCGTGTTTACGATCTGAACGACACCACCAGCGCCTAACATCGTTGTATCAACAGTCGTGAGAGCCATCTATCGTCATAGCCTTTTCCGTTTCATCATTCATCAATTTAGCGGTGCGTCCTCTTCCCAAATTCGTATAAAGGAACCCATCACGCCGCCGTAGATGCGCGCCCCGCTTGAACCGTTGAAGGTGATTGTTCCCGCGCCGTTACCGCCGCACCGTATTTTGAATTCGGTAAACGAAACGGCGGCGGCTTTCATCTCATGAAACATAGAGAGCGGCACTGGTGCGTTGTTGGTGGCGTTGTCGCCTTGATTGCCGTTTGCCTTCAACGCATTGGCGGTTGAATCTTGGAAGAGAGCAATCGTTTGGCCGCCGCCGGAATTAGAGTTCGCGGTATTCGCGTGAGCTTGGATACATATTTTGCTGTTTTCATGAGTCGGCCTGAAGCCAACGATCATGAATTGAACTCCCTCTGTGTTCTGAGGGATGGTGTCGTCAAACGGAAGCGTCGTTGTCCCGGTGGCAACTTCTGTGTATGCCCGATAGACCTCGTTCCTGGCATTCCCGTCAGCGATGTTCGACACTCCGAATGCGTCGAGCTCGCCTGACCCCGTTGAATTCATTCGGAACCATCCAATGACGCGATACGTGGTAGATGACCACGAGACGTAACGCTTTTTGCCGGCTGTGATACTCAGCGCACTATCGGAATGCGTCGGTGCCGTAGTGTGCAACTTGATGTTTCCTGAAGCGTCAACACCGATGAAGCCTGTCGTATCCACGGCGCGAAGCGATGCTCCACCGGCCCAATGTGCGGCCGTCGTAATGTTTAGCGTGGTTTCTACATCAAGAGAGACTTCGAGCCCTGCAACGTCGAGTACGCCGACACCAACGGTAAGCGTTGTGGTGGATGCTTGCCGACAGAACATACCATCGCGGTAATGCTTGGGTATGACCGCCTTGCGTACATTCGCTAGGGTCATCTTCCGAAGTGCCGCTGCGCTTGCGTCAGCAAGAAGAACTTCGTCGCCTGTTGCCGGGGCCGTCTCGGCCGTCTGTCCGTTTACAGCCGAATAGGTGAGCTTCGCCGCTGTTACTGTCCCATCGCTAGGAGTGCCAATCGAAAGGGAAGTGCCGATGATGACTTCAATATTGTTTGTTCCCGTCGGTGGCGCCGCGCTAAACGTGAGGGTCGTGCCTGAAACCGAGTATGTATCCTTTTGCTGATAAACACCGGACACGTGGACCCATGTGTTGTTCTCTGAGCCGGGATCAACGGAGAGCGTAAAGTTCACCGCCGAACCGTTTCCGCTAAATCGATCTACCGTGAGATTTCCAGCGGATGCGCCGAATTCGGCCGTTGTCCATTCATCCGGGGTTGGGTCGGTATCAGGAATGAAGACGGCACCGGAGTCGGCCGAGCTAATCGTCTTAGATGTTGCGCCATCAATCGTGTCTGTTCCCGCACGATTCACCGTCACCGCGTTTCCACTCGAGTCTGTTTTCTTGATGCCGATAGACCACGGGTCGGAGAGCGTCAACCCGCTAATTTGCGGTAGCGTGATCGTGATAGCGCCTCCGGTGCAATCGCAACAGATGAGCTTTCCACGGTCGCCTGCTACGACAGTGTAGTGAGCGGTCTTGAAAAGTACGTCTTGCCAGAGTGCGGAGTCTGCCGCTGTTTGAGCGGCTGTGGCTGAAGCGGCGGCGGCGGTCGCTGAAGTTGAAGCGTCTTCGGCGTAACCCTTTGCGCCCTTTAACCCACCATCAACAACGCCTGTCTCGGTTGCCCACTCCTTTGCGGAGCCTGCCGTTGGAGCGTTGGCGCCGGTTTCTTGCGCCCAAGACTTTGCGGATTTATCACCCGCTGAAGCGCCCGTGACATCGGCGCCCGTTTGTTGCGCCCAATTCTTCGCCGAGCCGCCCGTGCTCGCTTGTGTTCCTTGGGCGTATTCCTTCGCGGAATAATCGGTGCCGCTTACCGCCGCGCTCGTCTTTGTCGCCCAATCCTTTGCGGGGCCGGCAGTCGGTTGACCGTCGCCGGTGCCGCCGATAGCCCAAGATTTCGAGCTATTGTCCGTGCTGGCGGCATAGCCGTCTGTTTTCGTGGCGTAGTTCTGAGCCGTCGTCGCCGACGCGGCGGCATTGGTCGCGTGTGTCTGAGCGCTCGAGATTTCAGAAACGGTCGGCCCCATCTTGAAGCCGTTACCGCTCGGATTCGTGACGAGAGCCTTGTCGGCAGTTGCAATATCAGTCGGAAGAGTCGGGCTAAACGTCGATGTGGGGACGGTCTCAGGATTCTTGACGGAGCGATCTATCTCTTCGTCAAGCTGTTGGGCGATCATCACGCCGTGGTCAAAAGAGTCTTCGTGTGTCTCAGGAAAGAAGTCGCCTTGATTGCGAATGTCGGTTGTCTGAGTGAGAGGGCGAACGCGGCGAATCGTGAGCCTGTAATTCGTCTTCAGGTCACCGTCAGCGTCAAGCCAATCGAATGCCCCGTTGACGAGCGCGACGTTGCCGCCGTTTTCATCCCCGGCCCCTGTGACGGTGTAATGCGTGTCAACCGTGAGCGTGGTTTCGACCGGAGGGCTTGCCGTGTTGCGAACGGTAACTTTTAAATCCGTCTTTGAGAAAATGCGGAAGGTATAGGCGTAGGTATCAACAGCACCATTGCCCGTGTAGTCAACCCGGTTGGTGGTCGAAGCAATCGACATCGAGCTCTCCTAGATATCTATAGTAGTTAAGTATTGTGAAAATCGCAACATAATTAACAACGCTTTAGCATGTTTCAGCAAACGCAACATCACTCCCTCGGAGGCCCGAGAATGAGAGCGGTCGGCCGGGCCTCGTCTTCTTGGTAGGCGACGAAGCCACGAACGCTCTTATCTATCTGAGCCGACGGATAGTGCAGAAGGATTCCGGCCGTGTCGTTGAGTGCGCGCCAGAACGCCTCATCGGCTTCGCCCTGACCGGCTTGCTTGTAGAGCCCGGCGAGCTCTGAGAAAAACCGCGTTCCCGCTGGCCCTTCATACCCTCTGAACCCTTGGACGGCGCCGCCAAGCTCACGCGCGAGAACAACCGTTCCCATGAGATAGGATACTTGCTCGTTGACAACACGCTTCCACCACTCGTCTTCATCCATCTCGTCGCCGCGAAGAGCCTCTTTAACCATGAGGCCCAACACCGCAGGGACCGAGTAGAGCATGAGCATATCGACGGCAAGGCGCCCGATGTCTGTCGGCGACTTGAAGTTCGTCCGACCGATAGACTCGGCCGTGAGGTTGTACGTCGTGTTGAAGAATGAATAGAAGTTTGTCCAGAGCTTCTTAAATGGATGCCCCTTCTGAATCCCGGCGAGGTCTTTGATTTGACCGCCGCCCTGACTGTCAAGCACGGCTTGATCGGCCAGCGCCACGGCGCGCTTTTCCATCTCAGCCGGCTTGATATCCGGGTCTTTCGACATCTCGCTAATCGCCTTCTCGTACGAACCGAGCCACGTCGGAACGTCTGCGATCATCTGACCTCGAGAGATAAGCCAAAAGTATGAGTTCTCGATTGCGTCAAGCACCTGGCCGCGTAAGCGAAGCTTGTTGCGGATTTCGTTTATTTCGCGCATCTGAGTCTTCGCGCGAAGACGCATGAAGTCAGACTTCGCGTGAATCATCTTGACCGCGTTCTCCATTCGAGCGGCGCCGCCAAGCCAACGCCCGATGCCTTTTGCCACCCATATCGGACCGACGCGGACAATGGACTGAGTGAGGCCGAGCGGTTGGAGTAGAGTCGTCGTCACATTCCACGCCATCGCGGCGATGCTCGTACCGGACCGGAGCCAATTAACCGCCTTCTCAACTTCCTTGATGGCGGGGACATCGCCGGCCGCGACATCTTGGAGAGCGTCGCGGAGCTCGTTATACACATGGTCGCCGTAGTGCATTATGATGGCCGACTGAAGCCGCCTATCACCTAGAAGCTTGTTCGTGTCAATTAAATACTCGTAGTGCGTTTGGTCGTGGATGACCTCGGCCACGTGTTCAAAGACGACGCCGAAATCAAGTCGTACGGGCATGCGTACGCCTTTGACACGTTCCTCGCGATGGCCGTGTTTGGTCGTTGAACGCACCGTCGCGCCACGCATCGCGCGCTCGGCGGCTTCTTTGGCGAGATGCCCGTATGCCTTCGGCTCAAGGCGGTCGTCGTATTTGAGCGGGAAGTACCCGCCGCGCATCTTGACGCCGTTTACTTCGAACGGGGTCGGTTCGATCTTCTCAGGTGAGAGTCCGGTGACGCGCTCGCTCATGGCCTTCGTCTCGGGCCAGTAGGTATCAACGAATTCCCATAGCTCGTTTACGACCTTCAAATCCTTTTCGGAGAGACGGCGAAGAACCGAGGTGACTTGTTGCTCCGTCCACCCGCGGCCTTCCATGAGCTTTTGGCGGTTATCGGCGTTGCCCCAATTCAGAGCAACCATAATCTGAGCCATCTTCGAAAGGCTCCCTCCGATTTCAGGAAGGAACTCTTTTTTATAGAGGCCAGTCGCGAAGGACGGCATACTATCCGTAAGCTTCGGAGTCGCAAAGCCGATATCTTTCGCCGAGTAGGCAGAGAAGATTTCTTTAAGCCGCTTTGTCGCCTTCTCGTTCATCACGGCTTCGGTGTTCCCGGCATCATTCATCGGGCGTGTCAAGAGTTCCCACAACACGCCGCCGTCCTTGTATCCGTCCATTGCTCGGACAAGAGACGCGAACTTGCGGTGTGACGCGAAAAATCCAGCGACGCCACGGGCAAGCTCGTCTTGCGGGAGGCGCGTTTCAAAATCGCGCTTCCTAACGCCCTTCGAATTGGCCTCAATGGAAGCCACCGCCTCATCAATCGCACCATCGAGCTCACGTTGTTTGACGGCCTTTAGAAGCTGATTCTTGAGCTTTGCTAGGTGTTCGATGTTTTTAGCGGCATCACGAATGCCGACTAGTTCCTCGTACGTCGTCTCTTTGTAGTGTTGCCGGTACGCTTCATCGAGAAGCTTGTCGGGTATGACCGGCTCAACACCGAGCGCGCGCTGTTCATCGACAAACTCGCGAAGGGATTTCCGACGGTCTACCTGAACGAGCGATACGCTCCGACGGAAATCGAATCGCTCAAGGATAGAGTCAATTTGCTCGAGATAGTTTTGCCCGGCCTTGCCTAGACGCTCGCGAATCGGTGTGCGGGAGAATCGCGCCATGTACGACACGATTCCGTCAATATTCTCTCTGGCGTCCACCGCCGCGCGATACAGCTCGTGGTTCATAAGCTCGCGCTGTTTGGCTTCAAACGCCGCTTCAAAGTCGCCGGCGAGGACCGCTTCGACCGCTTGTCTTGCCGCCTGGGCTTCGGCGCGCTGATATAGGAACGGGTTAATATCCCGCACCCGCTTGTCGGCGATGATCTTCTCGGCCTGGTCGCGAACGGCGGCAATGGGCGGAATGCGCCGAGTGGTCTTTCGGATAAGCCCCTTAAGCTTCCCAAGATTTT